GAAAAAAAAAAACATATGTAGATATAAGTGTATTTTTCTTATATTTAATTATATTTTCTTTTTATAAAGATTATATAATTATATAGTATAATTATATAATATATATATTCATTATGCCAAATAATTTTAAAATTAATCAAGATGTATGGGTTAATAATATAAGTGATTTATTTAAAAAAGAATATCTATTACAATTTTTTCCATCTACCAAATATAATTGTAAAGAAAATATAAATAGTATTATGCGATTTGCCTTATATATATCAGTTATTTTAAGTATTGTATATAAAAATATATATTTTATGATGATTGTTGTTGTTGTAGCAATAAGTACATATATATATATTACAGTATACAGAGATCGTATCACCGAATTTTTTGAAACTGATTTATTAAAAAATAAAATGTTTGTAAAAGAAGTTAAATCAGATGTAAATAACCCATTACAAAATAAATTAATAGGCGAAGATAATAAACAATATCAAGGAGCGTATTTATCTTCGAATGAAAATGAAATTACAGATAATATTTTACATACATATAATAAATTAGATAATAATAAAAATAAAGCTGTTTCTGTACACGATACTTTAAATAAAAAAGAAACTTTATTAAATTTGTATCCTTTACCTGATAAAACGGGTATTCCTGATTTTGCTAAATTTGCTAAAAATACATATGGAACCTCTATAGAAAATCGTTCGGAACTTGTTAAAAGAGGATTTATTTCTAAAGCCGATACTTATCGTTTAGAAGAATCTTTTGAACGTATTAATTATGATCCTATTGGTTTAACCGTTCAATAAACTAAAGTTTATACGTATTAAAATAGACTATTATTAATGTGTTAAAAAAAATATACTTTTATTTTATTTAAGATTATATTTTTTTTTAAATTAATATTATATAATATATATATATATAATATATAGTTAAATATGAGTAATTGTGTTAGAACAAGTAATAAAAAATTTTCATTGAATGATTTAACAAGATTATCACAAACAGATGGTTATAAAACTGTTTCTGAAAAGGCAAGTGAAAAGGTTGGAAATTATGCGCTACGTAATTTTAATTCTTGTGAATGTACTGCTGATAAACAACGACAATTAAGTATTGTTCATCCTACCGTTCAATTTAGAGATGGCTGTGGCTGGATATCTATGGATGGATGTAATATTGATAAAGATTCTGATGTACGAAATGCTAAAACATTAACGAATACGAGAGAAATACATCAATTACATCCCCGTGAAGTATTAACAGAACCTCTTAAATCAAAAGGTTCATTTAATCAAGACGCAGAAAGTGCTTTAATATTTTCAAAACAAACTTCCGAAAAAAGAAATAAAAATAATTTATCGGGTGTGACTATAGATAGGTTTGTTCCTCAAATCAAAACTCTTAAAAATAATATTCAAGATCCTATTCATTATATTACTGAAGATAATAACAAGCAATGGAAAAGAGGGGGCATGGATACACGTAATATTGTTAGAGATTCTAATAGAGATCAAAGAAATAAACGTCAATTTATGGGTTAGTTACAATAATAATTTTAAATATATTATAATATAAAATATATTTATATATTATACTATAAAGAATAATGAAAAATGATAGAAGTAATAATCATAAACATTCATATATGCGTAAATTAAATGAATCTGAAAATGTTATTCAGCATGTTATGGATATAAATTATTTTCAAAATAATCAATTAGCTTTTCATACATTTGGATTACTGGGAGGACCTGTTGTCAATACGACTCATAAAAATATTATTGATATAGAATCAAAATTACGAGGTATAGATTCAACTACATTAAATATAAAAGATAATACTAACTTACCTGATTTTCAAATTATAGAATATGATGAAATTGTAATTAATGAATAAATTTGTTTTTTTAAATTATTATTATAAATATTTAATATATTATATTATATTATATTATATTATACTTTATTTATTATGAGTTTTAATAGATTAAATAACGATAAAAAAGAATATGCAGATACATATAAACAATCTGTAGGACCAGGAAAATATCATATGTTTAAATCTCCTATATTAGAAACTGATTTTTATTCTGTTTCGCCTAACATTATAGCACAGAAAAGCGGTGTATCTACAGATGCTAATAGTCAAATAGACGCACATAGTGAGTTATTAAATTTAAATCTTGCTCGTACAAAAGATGCTCAACATAAGCATTTAGAATCTTGTGGAAATTCTTGTAATAAAGGATATCCTTGTGGACAGGGTGTTATTAATAAATGTACAAATAGCGAGTGTGGAAATATGAAAAACTCTAATCTTACTGACGCAAAAGAAACATTTATTCCTGTTGAAAGTACGCGTTTGTCTAATCCACCGTGTACGTTACGAGGTCAAGAAACGTTTCGTATCGATCATTTGTATTTAGATCCACAAAAAAATTTAGAAATGCCTTTTGCCAATAATATATCTGTTCGATTGTATGAAAAAGATAATCATGTTCCATGTAACAATGCTGTATAAACATGTAATAATAGTATATACATTATGATTTATACCATACAATCATTTAGTATACATATAAAGATACTTATCATTATAAATATTAATTTTATTATTAATTTTATTATTAATTTATCTATTAATATTTATTAAAAAAAAAAAAATATAATATCATATTATTATAGATATTATAAAATGGCCGCTTTATTATTAATTGGAAGTGTAGGTGTTATAGGATATTTAACAAATAAGGTTTTATTAAATAAGAATAGTCATAATGATGAAGTCTTACATACAGATATGGCAAAAAGAACAGCAGAATTTATAAAACAAAATAATATATTGGATAGTTCATACATTCAAGAAAATTTTGAAACAGATACAACTAAACCACAAGATATACGTCCAAATATAAATAATTCAAATACTGTTCCAGAAAACACTGGCTCCAGTGACACAGTTCAAGATGCTACCAAGACTAATTTTAAATCTAAATTATCAGGTCTTACGCTTACACAACAAGAATTAGGATCGAACGACCAAGGTGTTTCATTTCAGCCATTTTATAACGGTAGACTCAAACAAAATATGAGATTAGATCAAAAACATGCCAATTTAGGTTGGATGACTGGGACGGATGACGATCTTATGAAAAATAAAGAAATAGCTAAAAATATGTTTGAACCTGTTAAAAATTTAAGCAGTGTAAATGGAACCAACATTTATAATTCAGATTTAAAACATAGATATAACAGTTCAAGATATATAAGCGGGGAACGACCGTTTGAACAAATTAGAGTAGGTCCAGGTTTAAACAAAGGTTATACCACAGAAGGTTCAGGAGGTTTTCATCAAGGTAATACACGTGATTATGTTATGCCTAAAAATGTCGATCAATTGCGTACATTAGATAATCCTAAATTAACATACAAAGGAAGAGTAGCAGCACCCAAAGTTTCTATAAGTAAACGAGGAAAACAAGGTTTAGTATTTAAAAATAAAGTAGAAAGAACATTTAATCAAAGTCATGAAGATTTATTAGTAACTACAGGCGCGGTTATTAGAGAGGCGGGTCGTTCTACTATCATTATTAAAAATACAAATCGTAAACTTTCAGGTAATATTATGGGAAATGCTAAATATGGTGTCAATTCAAATATTCTTCCTGGTAATTTTGAAAAATCAACTAAATTAACATACTGTAAAGATCAAGCACGTAATTTAAATGGTGAATATCTCGGTCAAAATGAAGCAGATGATCATGGTAAAAAATCGTTCTTTTTAGATATAACTAAACGTAATGTAACTGAATTGCGAACACACACAACTAACGTATCCAAAGCCGTAAAAGCGTTAATAACACCCATAACGGATTTATTTAAGAAAACAATTAAAGAAACTACAGAAGCAAATAATAACATGGGTAATGTAGGTTTACAAGTATTTAGATCAATTATGAAAGATAAAGACAATCAACAAATGAATCCAACACAAAGAGAAACATTGGAACAAGAAGAAACATTCCGTAATATGTTATCTAAAGATAAAAAAAACTATGTTCATGATCCATCTGATGTCCTTAAAACAACTATTAAACAAACAACTTCTGATAATAATTATATAGGACCCGCAGCATCAAGTGATGAAAAAAGTGGCTATAACTTATTTGATAAAAATAATTTTAAAACCAGTGGAAGTCGTGAAGAAACATTGGAGGGTCGTGAACCAACTACTAGTAATGTGTCATTAACATCTGGTGTTAGTAATTTAAATGTAACAACTGGTAAAAATGACTGTCTATACAAAAATGATAGAGATTTTACAAAAACAAATATGTATTATGTAGGTAATAATATAGAACAATATCGTAATACAGGTACAAGATTACGCGAGGAAATGAATTCCAGTAGAGGTAATACTGATTTAATACAACAATTGCGTAATAATCCTTACAATCTAAGCATTTAAACATTTATTTAAACATTCATTTATGATACACGAATAAAAACATTTAAATAATCTATATGTTTAATAAATATATATATTATTTACGTTATGTATGTTATGTATGTTATGTATGTTATAACTATTAAATAGTTGATAATAAATATACCATATACGGTATATTTATTTCCTTGTATACAAAGTGAGTTACTTTTTTATCATTGATACACGGCTTATATTTATGAATACTTGGTTTATAATTTTTAATTAGATATATATATTGATTATGAAGTTCTTTAATGGCTCTTTTATATTTTGTAGTATATCGAAATTGTTTGTTTTTTAATTTTTTTGTTTCAGTATAAATATGTAACAATTCACTTTTAATTAAATCTATTTTTGTAACAAGAGTTTTGTGTTGTTCTGTATATTCCGGATAATACCGTAATAATTTTTTTATACTATTTTTAGAGGACCGCATACAATCTAATAGTGTATATGTTATATTAGAATGATTACCACGTATATTTTTAACTATAATATGCTTTTTACCCTTTAATTTAGTTCTGAACTGTCTTTTTTTATTATAAAGCATGATACCTTCTCGTGTAAAGGGTAATTTAGAGCAGTAATGCCAAAGATCGTCGTAGTTATTACAATGTATGTGATTTATATCATCTAATTTTAATATTTTAGGCTTGGGAATTCCAATATTTAAGTTAATTTCATTATATGTATTCAAATCACGTGTAAGTATATGATATAATCTTGGTGTTTTATATAATGTCACATTACGAGATTCAGAATGACATAAAATAAATGAATAGGTATAATGTGTATGTAAATGTTTCATAGTGGGACTATATAGTTTAAATGTTTCTAAAAATAAATCTTTAAACGATCTAGATGAATTCCAAAAACAGTTACCATCCAGAGTAGACGTTGTTGAGATGCGCCATTTTTTATTATAATAATACATATTTATTAATGTTCCATCTATAGATTCTTCGATAACAATATCTTTCCAGTCTACTTTTGTTTTAAAGTCTTCTAAAGAAATTTTACCTTCAAGAGGATAGCAAATGATATCACGTGTATCTTTATCTAAAATAATACCTCGTGTTTTTCTTTCTAGTTCTGTTTTTTGTTTATTTTTTTTATATCTTAGCATAAAGGTGTGATCGTTTTTGACTATTTTAAAATTCTTACTTAATTCTTCATATAACACGTCATCACTTTTATGAGAGGATACGAATTGCTTAATGTGAGCCATATATAAATTATATATAATATAATATGATTTATTTTTAAATATTTATATTTAAAATTTCTATTTATTAGAATTATTATTTATATAAATTATATATATTTTATTTTTTTAATCTCTTATTATTAATAATGGATACACACCAAAATATTAATCCTGTTACACAACAGCCATTAGAAGAAGATACTTTACAAATATCTTTGCCACAACTAGAACCTTCGCGAGAAGTATTTAGTTCTGATCAAACGGAACCTACTTTTTCAGAAGAATTAGAAATAGAACCACCGGCAGGCGCACAAGAAGGAGCACTAGAAGGCACACTAGAAGGAGCACAAGAAGGCACACTAGAAGCAGCACTAGAAGGCACACTAGAAGGAGCACCAGAAGAAGCGTCAGAAGACATTTTACAATCAGATGACAGTTCTATTTTAAATATAGCTTTATTTGAATCCGGCGACAGTGTTCAACTTATATCTTTGGATACATCACATTCCTATCATAATAAAATTGTTGATTTTTTATATGTAGAACAAAATAAAATTTTTTTATTTGATAATGAAACAGATGATTTTTTAGAATTAGACATAGTTTCTAATAAAATTGATACAAATGAATATAAAATTCATACGTTAAAAAAAATAACGGAAACAGAAAACATCAATCTTGATATGGTAGTTTCGCAAACATTAGACAATATACAAGTGATACAGTCAGGTATAGAAATTCAGGAAAGATTATTGACTGTATGGGAAAGAAAATGGTCTGATGTAGAATATATAAATTCTATTATAGATACACTTCGAGTGTTGTATACACATAAAAAATTTTATGATTTAGAAACAATAAGTAAAGATTTATTTGAATTAATTCACGATGTAGAAAGAAATACTACTCCTGTAGATACCGATGTGTTTTCGAATACTGATAATGTAGCTTTTATTAAAGATATTATACACAATAAGTATACGCATAATTTTATTAAGCCGATTGTTATTGATAAACGTAAATTGTATGTTTCGTCCGAAGATGATATTATAAATAATGATGGTATGATTGTAGATTATAAATCGGAGTTACTTGCTCAAGATTCAATTAATAAACGTTCGTTATTACATAGAAATAACACAGCTTTTTCTGAAAATAAATATGCTTTAAATCAAGACCAGTATGAAAAGGAATTAGTTAATGGAACAGGAAACACAGTCGACTTAAGTGAAGAAGATAGTATACCAGTTGTAAAAGTAGGTGGTATGTTAAAACCAAATATATCGCCTAATACACCAGAAATTCCATACGAGGATATTATGCGCCCGTATATAAATACCGCAGAAGATCATCAAACCGAACATTCTAATTTTGAATATTATTTAATGCCAGATGGGCTAGAATATAGTTCTAAAGTATATCGTCCTAATATATCTCATTCTTCTTTTATAGTAAATAAAGATAAAGAAGATACAATTATAGAATCGAATGATATAGAATCAAGAATAGCAGATAGTAATTATTATAGATATCGGGATATACTTGATACAAGACGTATAACTGATAGTTTTGGTCGAATTAAATCAACTCAAATATGTCATGGTATTAAAGGCGAATATATGTACAGTGGTTCTTTTAATCGAAAGGAACATAAAAACAGTGCTTTTAATAAAAGTATAACGCGAGTTCCTTATAAATATAAATATATAGATGGTGAAACATTATTAATATGTGGTTTTATGATTCATAATGTAGAATTATATTTCCCATCATTTATTGAAAAAAAACAATATACAGATAAACAAGCGGGATATAAAATAAATTATGAAACATATGATGATGGATATTCTATTTATGATTATGTATTACAAAATAATCACACTACCGATACATTAGATAACTTATATCATATAATATATGATATTAACGCAAATAATTATGCATATGATCTTAAGTCTATACAAAATATAGATTATAATCGTAATAATTTTATATATTTTAACAAAAATAAAAAGTATTCAACGCAGGCAATGATTGATAATGAAAGATATACTATACATATACAAGAACAACAGGTAACAATTAAAAATCAATCTACAAATGAAAAAAAAAAGACAACTTTAGATGATACGACCATTCATAAAAATATAATTGATGCTTTATTACTACATAAATTAATATATATAGATACAAATGGAGTAAGAAGACCATTGTATAATAAAATACGTGAACAAGAATATATACAATCTATAAAACAAATAGTTCCTTCTATACATTCTGTTTTTGAGTATGAAATGAATCAAGACCGCGAACATAAACATACTTTACAGAAAAGTTATAATATTAGAGATATAAATAAAGTATTGGTTCCTTATAAATTAACGTATAACAAACTTCCTATTGATTTAAGAAAACAATTACAACAGATCATATATAAAAATGTATTAGCATTTAAGCGAAGTATTAATAAAAATAATACAACTAAACAAACAGAACAAAAAAATAAAAAATATGTTCACAAAATACTTAAAAAACTAGAACAGATTACCTTTACTTATTTAAAATATAATGGAACAAGCATAAGTGATGAAAGTGAACAAGTGTTTAAAAATTATTATATACGTTTTTTTACTAGATTTGAAGATACTGAATTAGATATATTTTTAGCACATATTTCACCCACAACTGATTCTACTGCTACTCTTAGTTCAGAAGACGTGGTACAAAAAATTGTAGATATTATATACTCAAAATATAATTTATTTTATTACAAAAATTTATTTTTTAATGATGTATCCGTCAGTAGTTATCAACAGTTTTGTATAGAACGTGAAGAACAAAAGAAAAGGGCTATTTCTTTAGAAACAAAAGCTCAACTTCCTCCTACTCATTATTGTTCCGTAAAATCATTACAATTTTTAAAGGAATTTTATACCTATAATTCACTTTCCTTATATAATATATATGAAAAAAATGTCTCTATACAGTTAGCTCATTCTCAGTTACAAGTCATGGAATTTTTATCACTTAGTAAAAAGGACTCACGATATGAATTATTATTTGATATTTATAAAAATATCCAAATCGAAAGAGAATTATTAAATATTGAAACATTAGTAGAGAATTTTTATGCTAAAGATGAGGATGTATTTGTATCCATCGAAGATAACGTCGAACGTAAAAAACGTGCCTTTATGCGATTGCGAGAAAAATTTAACGATGAAATACGTAAATTTACATATTATAGTGCGTGTTATGGTTTTAAAATTGTAAAAGTATATAAAAATAAATACGATTTATTAAAAGACAATATTAATGATCAAGTATATTATGATAAAATATTTGATACAACAGATGAAGATGTTGATATAGTAAATGAATATATGCGTGAACAATCATTACAACCATCAGCTATACAATATACGCAACAAATAGAAGACATATATAGACTATTTAAAAAATATTATATATTTTCTCCTGAATATGAAATAAAAAATATTGCTCACAATGCTATACATAATATACAAAATACGGACTATATACCTAAAAAAAAGAGTTCTGGAAAAATAATTATTAATAATGATACATCCTGTACAAATGAACCCGTTACGTGGATGGGTGAACAATATCGTTTGTCACCAGATGGGACAATGAAATCGGATACACAAGAATTTAATATAAATGATTTAAGCGAAAAACAAATCACACTGCCTTCAGGATTTGAAATTGATACCTATAATTTATTTAATTATTTAGATTCATTAAACAGGATTGTTATAGATAAAGACGTTAAACGTAAAGTAATTGATGGTGAATTTTGTATTTTACAAGATAAACGAAGTCGTTATATTTATAAACGTCTTGGTAATAGTTGGACACCACTGTCCGAAGAAGAAGTTTTACAAAAAGGGACGTGTATGTTAGATAAATATCATTTTAAAAATCATGCTTCAGATGCCGTATCTTTACTGGATTTTGATGATTTGTTACAACTAGAATCTCAAGATATAATTGATTATGATTTATCATTAATAGATGATACGGTTACAGGCACGGATGAACCAGATTCTTCTGAACCGTCAAGTTTATCGGAGGTTACAGAAGGTGAATCTGGAAGTTCTACTCTTGCTGAATTAGACGAAGGCGGTCAGCCAATCGATTATGTAGAAGATATAGATAGAGATTTCTTTGATTTATCAGAAAAGGAACCTGAAGCTGAAGCCGCAGAAAAACCTGCTACATCGTCGTCTCAACGCGAATCTCTTGTTTCTATAGGAGAAAGTATTGATCCTTCAATAATTATGTCTACACCCCAATCAGAAGAAACGGTTACACCAGCATCTAATTGTATAAATATCAATAGTTTACCTATTACAATAAAAGAGTTATTTAATAATGAAATATTTCACAAGGAGGATGGATATTCTAACGTTCATGAATATACAAATGGTGTCATGATTCCTAAACCATTTATAAAATTTATTTTTGACATTAATAAGGAATTTAATCAAATTAAAGAACAAGACCATATTGTCTATGATAAAGAAGAATTACTACAATTATTAGAAAGTAACTCGAAATATATTGAAAATAAATTAGATATAATAAAAAAAAATCATGAAGAACGTTCAAAAATCCTTTCATTTGGTCATAATAAACCATATGTTCACAAAAAAAAACGTGTTCCTTATCAATTACAACAAGAATTTAATGATATATTCTCAATACAAGACATGGATTTGTCTTTAACGGCTTTAAAAGATTTTATTGAAAAATATGGTATTTATTATAAATCGGATGAATGTATTCAAGAAACTAAAGAACTACTTCCAGAAGCCGAAGAATCCCTTCCAGAAGCCGAAGAATCCCTTCCAGAAGCCGAAGAACCACCTCAAGAAAGTATAGAAACCACGCGTATTCGTCAAGATAAACAAATCGATCCGGAAACAGATCCTAATACTTCAAAATTTGTTTATTGGGATCCTTATTTTTTCCCGAATGTATGTCAACAAATGTGTTGTAAACACTATGTTGATTTAACGGAACTTGCTTGGTTAGATAATGATACACGTAATAAAAAATCGAAAGAAATTGTTGATAACTATCGTATTCCTGATCATACAGAAGGAGAAGCATTAATATGTAAATATTGCGGTGAAACATTAGAATATATAAAATATTCTACACAAGAAGGGTTTTCTAGTGATGATAGACCAATATATTTTAGAGAAGTTATCGAAGAAGATGAATATACTTTTGAGGAGGATATTTTATCAGAACGTTCTCTAAACGAAAAAAAGAATTTCAAAGAAATATATAATACATTATCCAAATTATTAAATGTTACATTAACAAAAAAAGATTTACATTTTGTTACAACAAATAGTTATACAATGTATTCGATGTATCAAAAATCACAAAAAGAAATTTATTTACTTTATTCTCGAAGATATAATAAACGTATCGATACAAAACTATTACAAAATATATATTTATTTTATGATAAAATTATACAAGAAAATCAAAATATTATAAATATATTTAATAAAAAAGCACGAGAAAAAAATGCTCCGGTGTTTATGAAAAAATTTTATAAACAAGTTTCATCTACTAGATATGAAAAAAACTCAGATTACAAACAATTTATGGACTATAGTAGTTATTTACTACAGCAACGAAACATTCATAACCAAACAATGGAGATATGTATAGTCATGATTTACTTTATATTAATAGTATTTTATTCCGAACAACGATATAATATTGTTAGTTCTGGCGATGCTCGTTATACAGGGCAGCGTGTAATCATATATGAAACTCTTGAACAAATTAAGGATAAATGTATTGAAATATCTCTACAAAGTAAAAACACAGCTACTAAAAAATCTATTTGGTATAATTTTATTAATACGGAAAAAATATTTAACATTGAATATTTACCAGAAATAAAACAGTCTCAACAATCCGCCTCATCTTATTATAATGATACTATTGAAACTATATTATTAGAGCACTATTTTAATGATTTATACGTAAAAATACATCGTCAATCTTTTATTCAAGAATTAAAAAAAGAAAAAGAAATATATGATAATGCCGTATTAGTAAGAGAACAACGTATATCTACACAATTACAATGGACTACATTTAGACCTTTTATGACTCCTGATTATAATTATCGTAATGATACATCTTTAGCAACCTTACAAACATTACAAAATTCTCTTACAACGTCTACACAAAATAAAAAAATTTATACATTAATGACAAGTATATCAGAAGAAATAAGAAAATTATCATTAGAATATATTTCTCGAATTAATAAATATATAATTTTATATAAACCACTTAAACATACAAATTATGTTTCCTACCAATCAAGTAGTTGTTATTTTAATATTCAAAACAATTATCAGAATGATTTGCCTCCAGAAATACATACAATATACACAGCGATTCAAAATTTAAATATAGCCAGTTATCAACAATCAAATGATTATTATTTACTTGATACCTATAGAGGATTAAATGAACAGGAGAAAGGACGATATATATTGGAATACTTTTATACAAAAGAAAAATTATATCAAAATTATAAACATCGACAGGAATCAGATGAGTCATATGATACAAGTAAGGATGATGATTATAAACAATATTTAATTAATAAAATAATGAATATCAATATGTATATTGTAACAGAAGAGTTTGATATTGAAAAAAATGGTTCTGTAAGAAATTTTGTAACGGTTACCGATCCAGACTATTATTTATTATCAACGTTAAAAGAATCAGATGTTTTACGAGATGCCCTTGAGCAAAAACTAAGAGACAAATATAATAGTGTTCAATCAGAATACTTTATAAGTGTTGATATGGTAAATGAAGAAGCTTATGATTTATTTATTCAAAATAAATTAGATATTATTATCCATGAAGAAGGCGAAACACAGTTAGATACTGTTACAAATATGTATATATACACTATTAAAGAACGGATTCAATCTATTGTTTCAAATAAAACCTGTGATAAACTGAAGGAAGAGGTTGATATATTATACAATAATCTTTCAAAATTAGAAGATCGTAAAATATATATAAATATAGATGACTCGCAGCATTCTAAACGTTTTAAACAGTCTCGTTATAAACAAGACCAACAATATGCTTTATTACGAAAATCTAAGACAATAGAAGATTTATTAGAACAAATATTTAGTGATTCTTTATCAAGTATATCTTTTACTGAAGAATTAGCAAATATACAAAAGCAAGATGATAAAGACATCGAAAATTCTACATTAGAATTATTTGAAAGAGAAGCTATAAATAAATCTAAACGAATTAAATCATATGTTCATGATTTTATAGACGAATACTCTTATCTCAATGGATTTAATACGTTAATACACGACGACTCATTACAATTAAAGGATGTAATCGATTCATTTTTACTTAAACAAATTGGTAATAAACATTTACTAGAAGAATATATTGATATATTGAAAATAAATTTAATTGTTCAAGGTTATATTCCAAAATCTAAACAGTATCATACAGAATATACTTTTAGAAAAAGAACTATTCAGACAAATTTACGATTAAATACAATACGATTATATAATACCTTATCAACATTTATTATTATAGAATTAAATAAGTTATACTATCTTATACAAAATAAAGGAACATTGCCTTCTTATGTAGATACAGAAACACAGCCTATTAAGTCTACCAGTAAAACAATAACGTTTGAAAATATGTATAATCAGTTTGATCAAGTATACGCAAATGAATTTAATGATGAATCTTTTTTTATTATTGAAAATACTGAAAAATTATTAGAATTAATACATATGATGGATACTATTCGAAATACTTACTCAATACATAATAAATTAGTAGATAAAAAGGTATTAGATATAAATATAATAGAGAATGTATCAAAATATATATTTATTCATATCTTACAATTAACATGCGATATGATTCCTATAAAAATGAAACCATTTGTTAAGTATATTTTATTTACAATATTTGATACACAATTACAAATTAATAGTACAGACACCGTAATAGTTGACACTATACATACCAGACATCAGGAGTTAAGTAATGAACGTAAAGAAAAGTTTGATTCTTTAGAAAATGATATGAAACATTTACACAATTTATATCGAAATGTAAATATGGGTGGTAACTTTTCTAAAAGAAATAAAGAAGAAGTTATAGAAGAAAATAAAGGAGAAATGATCGAAGATGATACTATTCTTACAGTAGCAACAGTTGAAGATATAGAAGCACAAGAGCAAGTTCAAGCTGATATGGACGTTCGTATTGAGTATAGTATGACTAATGTAGGTGGAGAAGATGAGAATGATGAAATAGAATAAATACGCAATAATAAATAATTAAATTAACATTTTAATAATTTAATAATTTATTACATAAAAATTTTATATACATATATAATATAATTATTGTACGAATATGAATACTATTATGATTCTTAGCATACTTTTATACGTAATTATTGGTATGGTGTTATGGTTAATTAAACCTTCTTTAATGTTTAATAGTAATGGTTCTGTAAAATCATTTGGTGTTCAAGAAGATCAAACTATATTTTATTTTCCTATTGTTTTAATTTTTATGGCTATTATAATATATATTATTTTTTTAAGATTATTATCTAATTAAATAATAAAATAATAAAACAATAAAATATTAATGGACAGTCATTCAGTAAATTCTATAATACCACATAAATTTTCAGATAATTCACAAAACAATACCTATAGAGGAAGCGGTGAGATACAACATATCGATATTACAGAAGAAATACAAAAACAGTTTAAAACAACCCATGATACTGTAAATATAAAAAGTATTCTTATAGATTCTATATCAGACACAAATAAATATAAAACGTTACAAGAATTAATTACGTCTTATACGATTCCCCATATGGAAAGTGTTTTCGATATTACAGAAAAAATATACATAAAAACCAATATTAATAGGCAATCAGCTATTATTAAAAAAGTTCAGGAAATAGCTAACAAAATTACTGATATTAATGTTATATTTTTACTTCATATAGATAATGAACCAATTTCTTTTATATCTTCGAAGTCGATCGATTCAAGTAAAGATAATATGTATTTTTATATAAATAAGCATACGACAAAGCTACGATTAAATATAATTATTCATAATAAAGATGGTAAATTCGCATTATTACATTCAAGTAGTTATCAAACAGAACCATCTGAAGAAACAGCGGTAGCAACAGCGGTAGCAACAGCGGTAGCAACAGAAGACACCACCGCACAAGCACCGGAAGCGGCTGAAGAAGAAGCCACAGTAACGCCGAGAGAAGAGACAGAATCTGTCGAAGAAGAAGCTCAATCAGTAACGCCGAGAGAAGAGACAGAATCTGTCGAAGAAGAAGCTCAAGTAGTAACGGAAACAGAAAAAAAAAAATCTTCTACGTACAATCCAAAATATACATATAATCCAGAAGATATACATACATTATTAAAAAAAGTATTAGTTACAAATACATCCAAATCAGATGATTCTATGAATAAAGAATATCTTATAGGAAATCCATTTGGTTACAACAAACAATATAAAAATTTATATAGTCAAGTAAAAGATACCGATAAATATATGTTATCTGGAAGATTAGACACAACTACCGATAAAATAGTATGGCTACGATTATTAGAATAAATACACAGTTAATTATTAGTATTATTATCTAACATGCCTGTATGAAATGCCATTCTACGACCTTCGCTTGAAGTAGTTGATGGAACCGATACTTTTGATGTAGATGATTCTATATAGAATGTAGTAAATGTTTCTATAGTATTGTGTAATTTTGTAAGAGTATTGTTAATTGTAGTTAAATGATCGCATATATTATTTCCTTCTTCATCAAGTAAATATAAATCTAAATCTAATTCTTCATCTTCGTCTTCGTCATTATTCTGTGTTTCTCCATTATTTGATTGAGAAGTATTATTGACAACGCTTTTAGCCATATTTGTTAAATTATTAAGCATAGCAGGATCTATTGAATTAAATAAATTCGATAATACATTATCCAGAACGTCTTCAGAATTCGGATCAATTGCTTCAATTTTTTTTTCTTTATCTGACATATAGTTTATATTTGATATATATGTTTTATATTTTTAAATAATACGCAAAAAAAAAAATAATAATATAATGTTTATATATATTATAATTTAATATGCCTAAAAAAATAAATAAAAATCCTGTAAATATACAGGAAGGAAAACAAATATTTCATGATTATTATAAAAAAAAACACAAAGGAAAATCTTCATCTGTTAAACAAGCAAAATTATTTGATGCTGTGTATCAAAAAAAACCAAAAAAAACGTTAATGCCTAACAGTAAAAAATCTTATAAGTATAGATTAAAAAAGGGTGTAGAAACCTTTGATATGATATCTGTAGATTCGTTTCCAGAAGGGCAAGAATTTATAATTAATAATAAAACTGCGTATTCAAAGGGTAAACCTCGTTTAAAAAAAAATAACAAATTATACAGTGAAGCATTTAGTGAACAATATAAGAAAACAGAAAATGAAGGAAGGCGAATAAATAAAAAAAACAAACATGTTAATTCACCTCGTTCAAATAAGAAATTAATAGAATTATATTGGGATAAATTTAATAAACGACAAAAAATAGAAAATATACTGACCACATTTAATTTATCTACATCAGAATTAGATAAACTTAAAAATTTATTGTCACATCATAATATCACATATGATAATGACTTATATAGTATGAACAAAAATATATTATTACAATTAGGAATAGAAGAAAAAATAGCAATTTTATTACATACTGAAGCCAAAAAAGTACAACAAAAAATACAGCAAAATGAATTAGTAGAACCAAGAAAAAATAAACAATTTTCTTCTGAATTAGAATTACTTGTACGAAAAAATGACGGCGAAATAATAACCGATGAAGAAATGCGTAAAGCTAAACAGGAGGATGTTCAAAATGCTACTAACAAACGGGCTGATATAAAAAGTAAAACGGTAAGTTTACAAACCATGCGTCGAGGCGAACAAGAAGAGCAAGAAGAGCAAGAAGAACAAGAAGAGCAAGAAGAGCAAGAAGAGCAAGAAGAGCAAGAAGAGCAAGAAGAACAAGAAGAACAAGAAACAAAAGACGAAGAAAAAATAATATTTAAAAAAGAAGGTTCTAATGGTGTAGGAATATATAAAAATATTAAGATAAGTCAGAATAGTATAACATCAATTATAAATACACGTGAGATTACAATTTATACTATTGATAAAGAGGGCATATGTTCTCTTATAAAAAATAAAGATATTTCAGAAGATAAACAAAATGAAATAAATAGGAATATAGATTATTTAGTATATATAGACATGTTGAGTTTTAATGAAGATATAAATAAATATTATCTACCCGATACAGTAAGAAATAAATTACAAGAACAAGAACAAATACAACAAACCATATTATCCTCTGATACAAATATAGATGAATCGGCTGATTTAACAGAAGATAGTTCTGAGGAAGGTATAAGTATGGGTGATGAGGATGAAGAAACTTCTGATGACGAATATGATGATGATGATGAAAATGATAATGAAGGTGAAGAAGTAACCATGAGTGGATCGGAAGAAAGTGATGAAGATGAAAAAAATAAAGAAAAAATAATTAGTAAACCAGAGGATAAGGAGGATGATAGTGATAATGAGGATGATAGTGATAATGAGGATGATAGTGATAATAAGGTTAGTGATGATGAAGGTGTAGAAACATTCGGTGATGAAACATATCAGGTAAGTGGGGAAGAAGAGGAAGAAGAGGAAGAAGAGGAAGAGGAAGAAGAGGAAGAGGAAGAGGAAGAGGAAGAGGAAGAAGAAAAAGAAGAAGAAGAAGAGGAAGAGGAAGAAGAGAAAGAGGAAGAAGAAGAAGAAGAACCTGAAAAGGGCTTAGATGGACAATCGTATGATAGTTTATTTGATGAAGAACAATCAAATGATAGTGATAATAATGTAGATGATGATGACGATGAAGAAGATCTTTTTGCTGATAGTACATTACAAGGTGGTTCCTACACATCAAAAAAAAAAAAAAAAAAAAAAAAAAAAAA